CAGCGTGTTGCACAGCGTGGTCTACAAGGCCACTCCAGACGAAGTGGTACCCGAGTACGAAATGACGCCGAATCCGATCTCGTGTTCGGGTCTGTCGAACGTCATTTTCCAGTCCAAATTACGTGCTAAGTGGCGTATGTATGGCAAAAGCGGGGCCATCTCTTTATCTCTTTCTTTAACTAGATCGACGAAGTGTGGCCATACAGAGTCAATGAACTCAAGGTCAATGGCTTTTTGGATTTTCGCATGTCGATGTGAGTCAAAACTAGAGAAGTCGAGCTGGAAGAACACTTCAGACGTACCCATTGCATTCTTTCTAAGGATGTTCCGAAGACCCTCCTTATTGTGACCTATGCAGAACTCGGTTGGGAACATACGTTTGGCGACGGCCAAACAAAAGGCATTGAAGTAACCTTAAGACACAGCCAAAGCTGGTCCAGGTACCGAAATTAACCGAGGTCTATTGTCTTCAAATGGATACAAACCGCCGAAAGTGCTAAACTTCTCCCCGTACTTGGCCATCACAGTGAGTGTGGTCCATTTCTTGAGTCCAGCGGCCTAAGCTGGGGAAAAGTTTTTAGCCTTCGCCTTATATAGCTCCTACAGTCCTTTCCTGTACTTAGCTTTCCGCTTTTTACCTCCAGACAATTGTTAGATGTAGTCTTCAATAAGAGTTAGGTCATTATAGGAAACCTGCACGCTACGGAAATGACTTTATGCGTACGCAGCTAGGTTGTTGACCACCTCCTACCTCGGAACTATCACCTTCTTAAACTGTCTATTGAAGATAGCAGCAGCAACATTGACAGGACACCGGCCATAATGAAAAGTCGGAGGAACGTCGTTACGCATTAACCTGTATAGAGGGTTATGACTCTCGCTACTACAAGTGCAAAAGTCATGAAATTGGAGGAAGAGTAGATCAGGCTCTGTAAATATATCGTATTTCTTCCTAACCTCGACAGGGTTCGACCCTACCCAGACTCCATGGACCACAGTACGCATGGAGGAGGGTACCATCAGCAATGGTTTGACCATTTTTCTCAGTTTGGTCCAAGGAGCAAACACTTTCTCTGAAAAGAACCAGTATTTGTCATCTTCGAACCATCGAGTGACGCCGTGGAAATATCTCTTATCTTTACTACACCAAGCCTTGCCCTAATCCCAGTAGTCTTACCACTTGGCAGAGCAAGCAGGAACTGGACGCAGATTATAGGTATACGGTACTTAGGTTCCAGGACGGAACACCGTAAAGGACATATGGCTAATGGAATCAGATAGAGACAAGTACACATTGTCATCACGACCCGTTAATGGTAGCAAAGTCTTGCTAATTAGGTCAAAAGCGCTCTCACGACATTCATGGACACATGCTTGGTAATAGTCTCCGGCTTTAGCGTCAACAATATACGGGCCATCATTAGAATACAGGAACATGCGAACTTTCTTTTTAGACCCCTGTTTGGCATACAGGTTGTACTGGGGAAAAAGTTCTTTGTCTTTCGTCTAAAATGGTTCGTTTTGTATCGCCTTCCCTGCACCCGGAAGCTCATACCCATGCAAACGTGTCTTCTTTCTCTTCACCACAGGCGGTGTGATCGCGGCAAGAATTGTAAAAGCTAGGGACGCGGACCACGAAGCACCGTAAATGGCTGAAATTGCAATCGATACAGGTATCAGTAATGAGAGTACTACGATTGCAACCTTCTTCTAGAAACGTTATTGAGCGATCTGTGAATTCAATTTGTG